ATTAATCTTCGGTATGTCTGTACTTGATTTCTATTACAACCCGCACTTGACCCTTCTGAAATTATATTTTTAACTAACTTAGTTTCGGTTAATTTTTTTGATGTTTGATTTAAGTATAATTCATTAACATAATCCCAATTAATTATTGTCCAAAAATTTCTAACATACTCATCTCTCTTATTACGGTATTTCAAGTAATATGCATGTTCCCATGTATCTAAACACAATAATGGGTATCCACCATTTTTAACCACATTCATTAATGGATTGTCTTGATTTGGGGTGGACATAATTTTTAATTTACCACTTTTAGTTAAGACTAACCAAGTCCATCCTGAACCAAAGTTTTTTATTGCCTCATTACTGAATATTTTTTTAAATTTAGGAAAATTGCCAAAATCTTTTATTATTTTATCGTATATTTCTCCTTGAGCCCTTTGTTTTTTTGGGGACATAATTTTCCAAAATAACGCGTGGTTAAACGCACCGCCAGCATTGTCTCTAATTGTTTTATTGTATCGTGAGATACCTCTTATTAATTGTTCTAATTCAATGTTACCGTCAACTCTACTCGACAATGCATTATTTAATTTCTTAACGTATCCTTTATAATGTTTGTTATAGTGAGTGTCCATAGTTTCTGAATCTATAAATCTCTCTAAGGCAGAATAAGAGTACGGTAATGTTTCTATACCAATTTTTTTCATTTCTGTTAAAATTTGTTTGGGAGTGTGCGAGATATTAACGTTAACTTCTGTTAACTTTTCTCGGCTTTTAATTTTATGTTCAATCGTTGAGATTTTATTTATTAATCTTTTGAACTTCATTTATTTTTTTATTATAAATAATGGTTAATTATAATTTTTTATCTTCTAACTGATATTTCATTAATAATTTGTTCCATTATGTCCCCTCTCTCCTCGTTATCACCCATAACCGTTTCAAAAATATTTTTCTTATTAGATAAAATATCATATATGATACCTTCTATTGAGTTTTCAAAAATTGGGTAGAATACGGAAACATTAGATTTTTGTCCGTACCTATACGCTCTATCTTCGGCTTGTGAATGGTCAGAAGGAACGAATGATAAATCATTCATAACTACAGCCTCTGCTGCGGTAAGAGTTATACCAACACCCGCAGCTTTTAAGTTACCAACAAAAACTTTTATTTTATCATTTTCTTGAAATTGGTCTACAGAGTTTTGACGAGCAACTTTACTCATCTTACCGTCTAATTTAACCGCTTTTTTACCAAAGTGGTCCGAAATTCTATTTAGTGTGTCAGTAAAGTTGGTAAAGACAATTACTTTCTTTCCTTGTTCAATAATGTTTTCAACTAACTCACAAGTTTCATTTATTTTATTTTCGGCAATTATTTGTCTAACTTTCATTAACATAGAAAATTGTACGGTTAATGATTTTTTCTCCCTATCATCCTCCATCCAATCGTAGTATTCACCCATAAGTGCCATATACTCTTTAGATTTTAAATTTAAATAAACGGGTGTGATAATCTTATCAGGTAAATCTAAAATATCCTGTTTTAATCTTCTAAGAACATGTGTTTTGGTTCTATCTCTTAACTCTAATAAGTTAGATGCGCCGTTTACGTTCCATACTTTACGATTACCTACATTAAATTGATAACCTTCGCAGTACCTAATTACGTACGCCATCCAATTATACGCCACAGGAGATTCCACTAAATTTAATAAATTATAATAATTAATTGGTCTTGATGTCATTGGGGTACCTGTTAGTAACCATACCTTACCAATCGAATTTATTATGTCATTAATTAGTTTAGTTCTTTTTGCTTGAACATTTTGAATGTAATGTGCCTCATCAACAACAACTAAATCAAACCCTTCTTGTAATATTATTGATTCTTCTTTGTTCTTTATATCATGAAAATTCTTTAATATATCGTAGTTTATAATAACAAAATCAGCACTTTCCCATTTCTTACCTTCGATTATTGATATACTTTTTTCGGTATAATTTTGAATTTCACGTTTCCAATTAATTTTTAAAGATGCGGGACAAACAATTAATACTCTTTCTGCTCCCGATTCCAAAGCAGCAATGACGGTTGAGGTAGTCTTACCTAAACCCATATCATCGGCTAAAATATATTTCTTATGACTCGCTAATTTTTCAATAGATTCTATTTGATGTTCTAAAGGAGGTCTATGAGAGTATTTAGTATAATCTATTTCAACCTTTTCAATTTCTTGTGATTTTATTAGTGCGACACGAGGTAACCAAAATGAATGTAATTTTTCATTTTCAAATATTTTACCCCATATGTGAAAAGATTTATCTTTTTCGACCAAAAGTTTTTCAATGTAAACTTTTTCAGGTACTTTTGTTAGAAGTTTATCTTCCATCATCTTCTTACCGAAGTAACTATCTAAGTCCACCCACTTTCTGGCAATTTTAGGAACTAACTTATGGTAACTATTAATATAGTCTGCCTGAGCCCTCGTTAATTTAAAGTGTTTTTGTTCTTTAAACTTTTTTTGAATAGATTGTATATAATTATTGAACCCATCGTATACTTCTAATGTACGTTGCGCCCTAACTTCAGGTATCTTAGATAATTTATCTTTATTACTTTCCATAATCTAATATTTATAATATAACTATAAACTAACTATTTATCAATATATGAGTAATAGAAAGATACCAATAACACGTTTAGAGAAGTTTTTCGGTTCCGAGGATTTTGGGTTGGAACAAAATATGGGTCGTGAATGGCTTGAAGGTGATATGCATTTCACCGTTGTTCTATATAAAGTCGAATCTTTAGAGGATGGTATACAGTTTTTACCTCCTGTTGAATTTAAAGGTTATGTTACTATCGATACACCTGAAAATCAGAATTACTCTAACGCTAATCTATCACAGTTAGAACCAGGTAATTTAAAGGTTGGTGTTTACCAAGACGCGTTAGATGAGTTAAATATTGACATCGATTACGGTGATTATTTAGGTTATTATGAAACTGAGGACCGAGTAAGGTATTACTCTGTTGTTAATGATGGTCGTGTTGTTAGCGACAATAAACATACTTATGGTGGATATAAACCATTTTACCGAAGTATAATAGCGGCACCTGTTAATGACGGGGAATTTAGAGGGATATGAAAAAATTACTAAAAGAAATAAATTTTATTAAAACCCGTATGTCACATATGTGTGAAGGTATTGAAGGTGAAAAAGTTGTATGTGACGACTGTGGATGGTCTTGGGATTTAAGTGACGGTGGTCATGACCCATATATCTGCCATAAATGTGGTAACGATAATGAAGAAGTTAATTATATCGGTAAAAAAGTTATGGTATACTATAACTTACACAAACACACATTTTCCGTATCATATAAGAATAAAATTGTAATGTATGCTGATTACGTTAAGTTAAAAGACGTTGAATTCAGAGTACGACAAGGTGGTAAAGAAAAGGTAAGAGATGAAATGAGAAAAAATGTACACGCCTTTGTGATTGGAACTTTAATGGACTTTTGTACGTTTCCATGTGAAAATTTACCTGATGAGCCAAATGAGAATGTAATAACGTATAATCCGTATAAGTATGACTCATTCGTTAGAAAAGATGGTGAGGAACCAATTTACAACGCTAACGAGGTTGAAATGATTAATTCGAAGAATAAAGTATTTTTTATAAGTGAAACTGTAAAATAATGGGACTACCTAAAAATGTAAAAAAATATTTACCTTTAACTCCTGATAAAATTTTACATCAGAGAAGAGAGGAACTACTTGAACAAATTCAAGAAGACGGAACCTATTTACCAAAATCCATTTTACATGCGGATTTAGATAGGGGTATGTTAGATTTTGTTAGAGACGAATTAGGTATTTCAGTAAACGGTAAGAATATAAAAAACATAGATTTAATTATAACCACACAAAATTGGGCACAGTTTACTGAGACTTGGAATTTTCAGGATTTAGATAAAAATATTAAACCACCTTTTGTCGCCACGGTTAGAAATCCCGATGTTAAGTTTGGGACGAATCCGTCATTACAATATACCATACCAAATAGAAGACAATTCTATTACGCTAAAGTACCAACGTGGGACGGTCAAAGAAAAGGTATGGATATATATAAAATACCTCAACCCGTTCCTGTAGATATTACTTACAATGTAAAAATATTCTGTAATAGAATGAGAGAGTTAAATGACTTTAATAAAAAGGTGTTACAGAAATTTTCATCTAGACAGGCATATACGGAAATAAAAGGTCACTATATACCAATGATATTAAACAGTTCATCTGACGAATCTGTTTTAGAACTTGAGAAAAGAAAATACTACGTACAAAACTACGAATTCTTAATGATGGGATTCTTATTAGATGAAGAAGAGTTTGAGGTATCACCCGCAATATCTAGAACCGCAACTATATTTGAGGTTGATTTACTTAATACAGGTAAGAGAGTTGAGAAATTACCTTCGAATCCAAGCGATTTCGATTTAGACATTATTTTTGTTAGTGGTTTAGAATCTTTAACTGAAACTTACAGATACGAAATTGACTTAACAATATTAGAAACGTCTAATGTAGATAGTTATTCTGTTTATATTAATAATAACTATATTGGTGATGATATCACAACAATAAAAGTATCAACTAATGATGAAATTAAGATTGATGTAGTTAAAATAGATATAACCAAACAGTCAGTATTAAAATCTAAAGCGAGACTTTTATAATTACTCTCCGTAGATATCTCTAACTTCTTTACAATTATCCTCAATTAACTTTTCTAAGAATTTATAAATCTTTAAACCGTGTTTTTCGCAGTATAGTTTTAAAGTCTTATGTGACTCAGGTGAAATTTTTATGTTTTTTATTTTACTCATCCATGTTTTTTTAAAAAGTAGAAAAAAGGTAGAATTTTTTCCTACTCTTTATAAATATACTCTTTATGTAATAGTTTTTTCATCTTTTTGCTAATATTTATCTATAAATAAAAACTTAAGAAAAAAATTACACAATGGCGACATCTAACAAAGTATTCGTATCTCCGGGTGTTTATACATCAGAAAGAGATTTAAGTTTTGTAGCACAAAGTGTAGGAGTAACAACTCTTGGGTTAGTAGGTGAAACAATTTCGGGACCAGCATTCGAGCCGATTTTCATTACTAATTTCGATGAGTTCCAATCCTATTTTGGTGGTACAAATCCAACTAAATTTGTAAATACTCAGATACCTAAGTATGAGGCAGCTTACATAGCTAAGTCTTATCTACAACAATCAAATCAATTGTTTGTAACAAGGGTACTTGGATTATCAGGGTATGACGCAGGACCTTCATGGTCAATAACAACTATCGGTAACTTAGATAGTTCAGGAACAACCGCAACGGGACAAACTGGACCATTTACAGTCTCATTCTCCGGAGTTTCAGGAACACCCGCAAGTGTGGCTATTACCAATTATGGTGGTCTACCCGCTTCAATTCAAGGTGTGATAACAGATTCATATACAACATATACGGGAGGAATATCAACTTTACAATCAGATATGGAAGGTTATTTCTATTCTGAGATTGTAGACAACGCAAATTCAGGACAAACTTCCTATTTTTGGGGAGCGGTTGATTCGACCACATACGATAATATTACAGGGGTAACTAGTACACCTAATTACGTAAGTAATGTAAATGTTTTAGGTGTTGAAAATGTACAGTTTGAATCAATGGATTTAACTGACTCAGTAAACGACCCATGGTATTACGCATTATTTACAGAATCTAATGGTGTTTATAATGGTACAGGTTTCGGATTTGGTGTAACCACGTTAGTAAATACGGTTGGTTTAGAATATCAAGGGACCGCTCAAGTTTACGTAACTAATTATACGGGTACACCATATAATGATTATCATGATGTGGTAGTAGCTACTTTACGTTCACGAGGTATCGATACATATACTACTGATGATGGTCCAGTATATGAGGTATCGGGATTAACTGCGGTTACTATGGATTGTACGGGAAATTACTCGGACGTTAATACTAACCCTTTCTCTACATTTGGACTTTCAGCAACAACTGCTGATGGAGATAACTTCTTTTTCCAAACATCCTTTAACGTATCTAATTCAAATTACTTATCAAAGGTATTTGGAAAATCGAATTTTGCAAAACCAAAATCCGAAGTACCTTTATTCGTAGAAGAAGAATATTATAACTTATTAAATACAGGTTACAGATTAGGTCGTGTTCGTGGTTTGAATTGTACACTAACTGATTTACCAAGTGCTAGACAAGATTTAGGAACTAATACAAGTATTGGTTGGTATCTGGAACAATATCAGACACCTGAAACACCATATTTTGTTTCTGAACTAAGAGGTAACCAAGTTTATAATATGTTTAAAGTTATAACCATATCTGACGGTAATGCAGCAAACAGAGAGGTTAAAGTATCAATT